TAAGCGGCATATCATTTACTCAATAGGGGTTCGTTTACAACAGGCAGCAAACTTAATAAATTATGTGTCTTAATTTCCATTGACTACACCCTTAACTCATTTAGAAACACATTCCGCCCCAAGTCACCCACTGGAAACGTATTAAAAGAAAGGCTAATCCTGTCTTTTTCACCTTCAACCGGAGGGACGCTGTGCTGTAAAGAAGACGGAAATAACAAAAGAGCGCCCTCCTCTACAGGCAACCACCATGTCTGGCTGTTCCACGCATTATAATCTTTTGTCTGAACCTCTAGCATACGATAGGTTGACTTAAAAAACTGTATTCTATCGTCCGCATTAGTTTGTATATAAAAAACGCCAGACACGAAGCTGTTTGGGTGCGTGTGTTCGTGGTGGCTTTTCCCCTTGCTAGTAGTATTACACCACGACTGAGTAATTCTAAGGCTTACCTCACTTTCAGGACAGTAAACTTTTACAAAATACTTTTCTACGGCTTCTTGAATCCACTGCCTCAGATTGCTTAGTTCGGGCGCATCTAAAAGATAGTTGTTTTCAGATATTTGATTGCTCTTGTTGGGTCCATATTTTAACTCCTGTAAAAATATTTTTTCTTTCGCAGAAAAACAAGACTCCTTCTGGAGTTGCCCTACAGCAGTCGGGAATAAATTTTCAATTTCCACAAATTACCTCACATGTAGCTGTACCAACCCGTGGCTATATATTTTACTTGAGTTGGAGACGGGACTCCTCTATGTTCATGCGTCCAGTCACTGGGCCAAATCAACGTCAACCCTTTACGCGGTTTAACTTTTAACTTTTGATGTGAAAACTCTGTTTCTCCGCCATCTGTGACATCGTTTAAATATGTCATAAACACCAAGTGTCTGTGCATTGTGAACTTGTTGCAACTTTCAGTGTGCCAAGCGTGGTACGCCGCTTTTGGCCTGTATCTCTGCACATTACCGCAATCTACTACATCGCTAAACTCAGCAACCCTTCCCGCCGCAGGAAACTCAACAAGGTACATATCTAGGCAACCCTGAAGATATTGAGAGTAATCTCTAACTACTTCCTGACCATAATCCAAGTGTCGATCAAAGGAATCTTTTACGTCAGTATCTACTGCTAATCCTTCTCTTCTACCTATCTCACCCGGACCAGACTCTTTTGTTAGCTCCGCAATGGGGTCATCAACCCACTTCATCAGCCTATCGCAAAGTGAAGTGTCCCGCATCTGCCACCCGCTAATAAAGGACGGTTGTTTGTTTTTAGTAAGAGTGACAGGATGGCAATTGTCCGCGTTGTTGCGAACGATATGCATTAGTCCTCTACCCAAGATGTGGTGTCTTCGTCCCAAGTGTACTTTTTGCCGTCATCTGGGTAAGCCGTTGGAGCCCCCCACACACAAGTACCTTCGTTTAACGTCCAGCTTGAGTAGGGTTGTGGCTCGTAAAAGGCATCACGACCTGCATCATAAATATACCCAATCCCTGCATAGTTTTTACGCAATGCTATGCCACCGTCATCATAATCCACTGTATGCATAACGATCACTTCGTCTGATTCGCCTTCGGGGGTATACCGATATGCCTCTTCTTCTCGCTGAGAATGATGAACGCCCCCGTAGGTGTTGTAAGACGTTTGCACCCAAGCGCCCTCTAAGCCATCAATAAAATCCTGCTCGGCAACAATAACGGTTTCAACTATTCCGTCTACAACTTTTGCAAAATGTGACATTGTGTTTATCCTGTACCGTAAGTGCCGGAGCTTGTGAAAGTGTGGTAGGTGTAGCCGCCCGCAGAAGTAACAGAGCCGCCGGAACCTATTTGACCGCCCTCATAACGAATTATAACTACCCCAGAGCCTCCCGCCCGGCGTGTTCCGTTGGAGGGCTGATCGCCCGTACCTCCACCACCACCGCCCGTATTTGTTCCGCCCGCATTGGGGTTAGTAACACTGCCGTTGAAGTTATTGTAATTTCCGCCGCTTCCGCCGCCGCCCGAGCCACCGTCTCCTCCCGAGCCACCGGCTGGGTACTGGCCGTGGCCGCCCCCGCCGCCGCCCGCACGGGTGGTTCCATCTAGCCACGCTTCGCCGTTTCCGCCGTTTCCGCCTTTGTTAGCCGTACCATGACCGCCCGAAACGCCTTTTCCGCCGCCGCCGCCCGCACTAGTGTAGGCGTAAGGGCCAATAACAAATTGACCGGGTCCAATGCCACCGGCGTTGCCCTGACCACTTGGGGTTCCACTGGCAGCACCACCAGAGTTTGGCCCCTGTTGGCCTCCACCGCCGCCCGAGCCACCTGCCCCGCCGTCACTGGTAGTCATACCCCCGCCGCCGCCGGGTTGAGTATAATAAGTACCAGTCACATAATCTACGTAGCTTTGAGCGCCTGTATGGCCCGGACTTGAGCTTTTACCTGCCGCGCCGCCAGCGCCCACAACTATACTCCAATTCACCCCTAAAGCGACTTGAGAAACATCAATAGACCTCACCCCTCCCGCGCCGCCGCCGCCAGCCCAAATGTAAGGTGCCGCGCCGCCTCCCGCTATTATCAAAACCTGCGCGTCGTAAGGTCCGCCTCTGGATGGAAAAGAGCCAAAGCCGTTTACGTTAAAGCCAAAACCTGTCATCAGTTACTCCTTATGCGTCATTCTTCGCGTCAGTGGTAAAGAACAGCTTAATGCCCAACAGGCGAGCCGCACCAGTCTGAGAGTCTGCCGAAACATCTCTAGCAATCTGGAATATGGTCAGCGTATCAGCCGCCGCTCCAGCGATTGTTACATTTCCGCTTACTGCCGCAACATCTATATCGTTAGACGTTCCAGAGTGCGCTTTAGCTGTTGCCACTACCTGAGTTCCAAAAGCGGTGTTTAGGTCTGCACTATCCGCAAAACTTCTGCCTGCCAAGCCCCAAGCTACCGTACCAGTGTTGGTTCCTGTGACAGTAAAGAAGGCTTGGAAAGTAACAGTACCCTCGTTCCAAGACTTAGGAAAGATAACCTGAAACTGAGCAAAGTCATCTGCCGCCGCCGCAAAGTCTAAACACTTTAGTTCTGGGCCATTAGACAATTCAACCTGCTCCAGATCAGAGGCACCGTTAGTTGTCTCTGGGTACATACCCGCCGCTGGAACATAGATGGTTTCAAGACCTGCAACCTTAACTGCCGCGCCTGAGTCAGTGATTGACCCGCCAACCAGCAAATCGCCAACAACAGATACGTTAGTGGTTCCTGTTGGTACGGTTAATGCCGCCGCATCAGCGTCATTCTTAATGGTGACATCGGACGTTGACCCTTGCCCTGTAAGAATTAAGCCTTCCGCAGCAGTGTAACCAAGAGATGCGTCATCACCTGCCGCTGTGTCTCCCGTAATGTCGGGGGAGTTTAAAACGGGAGTTGTAAGCGTCTTATTTGTAAGCGTCTGTGTAGCCGCAATACCCGCCAGAGTATCCGTAGATGCTGGGAGGGTAAGGGTTACATTGCCTGAGAATGCAGAGTGTGCCGGTGCTTGAAGTTGAGCATAATGCGCGTTGTTTGACTCGCAATAAAACTTAACTGTTGACCTAGTTCCACCATTCTTTAGGGCTATATCTCCCTGAGATAGGACCACACCGTTGGTGGAACCTCCCGCTACACCCAAAGTACCTGCAAGAGTTGTGTTTACCGTACCGGTTGGAATCTGTAAAACAGCGGCATCCGCATCGTTCTTAATAGTGACATCGTTGGTAGAGCCCTGACCTGTAAGGATCAATCCTTCTGCGGCGGTAAATCCTAGCGCGGCACCGTCTCCAGCGGCGGTGTCACCCGTTGCTTTTAAAGTACCCGCGGCGACTAAGTCTCCCGCAACTGTTACGTTTACCGTACCGGTTGGAATCTCAAGAACATCTGCGTCAGCATCGTTCTTAATAGTTACGTCATTCGTAGAGCCTTGGCCGGTTAGGATAAGACCTTCTGCTGCGGTAAAGCCTATCGCGGCGGAATCACCTGCCGCAGTATCTCCGTCCGGAGTAAACGTAGCCGCAGTTAAGTCTCCAACAACATCCACAGCACCTGCAAAATTTACAGTAGTTGTTCCCGTAGGAATCTCAATTACATCTGCGTCTGCGTCATTCTTGATGGTTACATCATTCGTAGAGCCTTGTCCGGTTAGAATAAGACCTTCTGCGGCGGTAAAACCCATTGCCGCGTTATCGCCAGCGGCAGTGTCTCCGGTAGCTTCGACAGTTGATCCTGTAATTACTCCAGAGGCCGTAACGGTTGTACCGTTTAAAGTTGTCGCAGTAAGCGCAGTAACCGCTAAGTTAGCATTTACGTCAGTAACGGTGGCACCTGAACCGCCGCCATTAAATTTAAGGACATAATCTTTTCCAGCCAACAATTCAAAATCATTGCTGGTGTTATATGTGCCTTGAAAAATAAGAATAGAGCGTGAGCCGGAAAGGCTGTTACGGAAGTACACCACCTTTTCAGCATCGTTTGGCGTTAAAGCAACGTAGACCGTAGCGCCAATATCTCCGCCATCAACAAACTCAATGTATTTGTTACGCCCGTTAGAAACAGCGCCGTCTGTAATAGGTAAAGAGTTTGGGGAACCTGTTGAACCTGTGGCAGACAATGTAACCGAAATAATCCCGTCAACCGCTTGATCTAGCATGTCCATATTGGTGTTTGTAGTGTCCCCCCAAGTACCGGATTGTTCCCCCGTACCGGGCTTTTCAAGCCCTAAGAAAGTTGTATATGTACTAGCCATTTTAAATTACCCTCAAGCTGATTTAACTAAAATTATTTAATTTACTACCATTTCTGTCCAAGTTGCTGTTTCGGCGGGAGCAATACGCCCCCATACCAATACAGCGCCTACTTGGGCGGTAGCACCAAGTCCTGTAACTGCAAATGATACGCCTGTTCCCGCCTCTACGGTTACACCGGTTACCCGTGCCACAGCAACTTGTCCTACCGGCGCGGCCTGTATCTCAAAAATAACTGTAACGCCACTTAAAGCCGAAGTAGCACTAAAAGCAGTGTCTATTACACTGTTACCCCACGTGGACTCTCCCCACCCTTGAGTAGAGGAGTTCCATCCGGCAAAAGCTGTTACCGCGTCTGTCATTATGCAATTCGTATGATAGCGTTACTAGCGTCAGCCGCTGGCATCACGATCACAAAGTCTCCAGAAGATGACGATTTATCGGATCCAAAATCTAACACAAGAACGGACTTATCGCCTTGCGTATCATTATAAATCAAAGCCCCTCTAGCCGTAATCGTGCTACTAGAAAACGTAACGTCCGAAAAATCACAGAAAGCGGTGGTTCCTGAACTGGTAGGAGTTACGCTAGTTAGCGTCGCTCCGCCCGTGGTGTATCCATTGCCGTTAGCGACTTCGTTTGAAGTGGCATAAGCCGTTGTGGAAGCGTTCAAAGTGGCGCTGTTTGTGTACAAAGCCAGTTTAAAAACATTTCCGCTAGTGTTAGTAAAGTTATGAGTACCCGTTAAAAGCTGTGTTTTAAAGCTTGTACACATAAAGTTTCCGTTAAAAGCCATTATAATCTCCTGATTAATTCAGCAAGTTGCGGTTGTCCCGCGTTGTTTAGTTCGTTAAAAACGGTTGTTCTGTCGCTTTTAACCGCTTCTCGCAAATAAAAAGTGACCACTGCCTTTACTTGATCTCTAAATGCTAAAGCCTGCCCTTTAATAGCCGGTGGAGCGTCATCTGAGATATTTATAATGTGATTTACACATCTTTCGGCAATTTCTTCCGGGGTAAACCCTCGGTTAGACGACGTTTGGACCGTAATCCCAAAGTCTTCGCTCATAACTACGGGGTTTGTAATCATTGCTTCGCCCTTATAACCATTCCAGTTCGGTACTCGTCTGTAACTTCTTTAGCTTCACCAAACATCTTTAAGGAAGTTAACGCCTCGGTAAATCTTTTCTGGTATTCTTGCACCATATCTGCTTCACCCTTCATATAAGTATAGCATTCTACTAAACTTCCATATAGTAAGGCTACCTCTGCATTTATACTCAGCCAAGTGGTTCCCGAATCCGCGCCCGCAGTCAAACTATCCGGTCTATAGAAGTAATGAAGTTCCACAAAATAATTCGTGTCAGGAGTGGGACCAACAATAAAGTTAACAACGTCAAACATCGCATAACACTTAGGCGCACCGGTGACCGTAAGAGTAGGGTTATAAGCTTGAACAAAATCTACGTCACGGTAGTCCAAAAAAGTTTTTTCAGTAGTGTCTGAAAAAGAACCGTCCGCTAGTGGAGGCTGTACGGTAAAAGAAAATGGCGCTAAAAAGTCCTCCGGTAAGTTAATGTACGGGTTACCTTGAGTTAAAGCCGCTTGAGCATTTTTTCTAAACAATGATAACTGGACATTCTTTAAAATGCGCTCTTCGGCTTGACGTATAAAAAGTGGAAGATTAGAGACAAAGCTTGTCTCATCGTTTTCTGTGTAGTCTTGTAGCGCCGTCTTTAGCTGTGCGTATGTAAAGCTCATACCGTTACCTTAACCTGTCCTACACCGCCCGTTGCTCTCAACGGATTTGGTGTTAAATTTTCATTTCCCCTAAAGCCAACTGGGTCAAAACCGTATTGTATATTACGCTGGGACTCTAAGTTTGTTTCTGGTCTAGCGTTCTGCAAAGCTTCCGGATCAACGGCTTTCTTAAAAGGCCCTAGTTGAGGCTGTTTAGCCTCAAACTCATCCTTACCAACTAAAGAGCCGTTCCACTCTTTACGCATATCTTTATAGCGATACCGCATTCCAGATCGATCTGAGATAGCGTAAGCGTTTTTACCTGAAGCATACTTAGCCATTTTTAAGACCTAAAGTACATGTAGCTTGGGGTAATGTTAAAAGAAGCGCGATCACGGTCTTCCATCATGGCGCGATCAAACTCTTCTTCATAAATAGTCTTTAGCAACTGTACCTTATTCGGCGCTCTTTTTACCGAAAGGTAGTAAGCCAGACCTGCCGCTAAACAAGGGTAGAAACGGAAAGGTATTTCTAAGGTGTTTGTAGGAGTGTTGGCATCTTGTATTCGAGTTAAACGAGTAAATTTTAT